AAAGAGTTTCTGAAAGAGGAAAGCAATTAGATTTTTTCAATGAAATGGGTCAAGCAATGAGTGGTGTTAAAACCATTAAAATGGATGTTAAAAAAAGTCTAAGATATAAAGCTGAAGAAGCTAAATCTCAAATACTTGCTGCCAACGAAGACTATAGAAGATTAAAAAGAGCTTATGGCCCTCGTATACCAGAGGAAGCTTTATCTGCTTATAAAAAATCTAATGAAAGAAGATACAAAGCATTAAGAGATTTATCTATTGCCCTAGATGATGCAAAACTTTTAGGGCTTGCTGATCAAGAAATTGCTAAAGTTCTAAGAGAAAATAAAGTCCCAGATTGGCGATCAATTCTTGCTCATAGATTTATTCCTTATAAACCACCTACTTCAATTACACGCGGAGCATACGAAGCAAGCGAAACTAAAATAAGAAATGTTATTCCTGTTGGTGATATTCAAGACCAAATGAATAAGATATATAGGGAGCAGGTAAGGTTCCCTTCTCCACCTCCAAGGCAACCAAGACCCCAGCCACTACCGGAAACAATAAAACAAAATCTTCCTTCGTTATTTAATAGAGCGGGACAAGCATTGAGAGATGTAGAAGTGGATAAGCTGATGGGAACAGATTGAGGATTAAAAGAAAATCTAAATACAAAGCCATCAAGGTTGAGTACGATGGCATTGTCTTTGATTCCAAACTAGAAGGAGCTCGATACAAGATACTTAAAGCTTTGGAAGGCGCAGGAGAAATTACTGACCTGGAAATACAAACTCCTTACGAATGCTGGGTAGAGGGTAAGAGGATATGCAAATACATTGCTGACTTCCGATATAAGTTAGACGGCGAGACTGTAGTAGAGGATACCAAGGGCGTAATCACTCAAGTCTTTTCTCTCAAGAAAAAATTAGTTGAAGCCCTATACCCTGGCACGGTAATACTAATAGTAAAAAACCCAAGAGCAGATGTAAGGCCAGCGAAGGTCGCTTAGAATGGGACGATTGATTCATCCATAGTCTCTACATAAGTTCCATCAAATTCATTTTTAATTGGCTCCATAGTATCAATCATTTCCAAATCAAAGCCTGTCTTGGATAGCTCTCTCATCTCACAACTACTGTACTTGTACTCTCCTCGCTTACTAGATACCACGTTGAATATCTTCATTATCCCTACTCGATAAACCATCTTATCCTCAGTGCTTTCATCAGGTAAATGATCAGCATTAACTAAAGCTGGTATCCACAAATGCTCATCACACCCAGCGCGTTGCTCTTCAAAAGTTAACGCTTTCTTTTTACGGGAGCAATACCAAACAGCACCATGACTTTCTACAACAGGATTTGAATTTATACAATTTCGACAGTTAACAGATTGTGGTAAGCGTCTTTTAAAATAAACGTCCTGGTACGCAGAGCTTTCATTCTTCATTCGCCAGTCACTTTCCGACCTCGATGGCGGGGGTGGAGACTCGCTACATATGATTCTCTTGGCTTTTTCTTGGGCTTGTTCCCAGATCTCTGGCTCAAACTCAATGATCTCTGTGTAAATCTCGCTGGTATTTTTATTTACCACTACTACTAAAGCGTGTGTTAAGCTGAAAGCACCCATGTAACAATGGATTTGCCAACGATAAGTTTCGCTCCAAGCCCCATAATCCCCCTCCTTTTGGAGCTGTTTAAAACGCTTATCGTTGGCACTTTTTACCTCCAACAACACAATCGTTTCTTCATTGGGCTCAGGGAATACACCCTTCAACAATCCATCACAAGATCCAGCAAAGTGCCCACCAAGAAGTGACGCGCTAAACTGATTGCCGTCTTGGTCTTCAGCGGCTACAGACATTACCTTGGTGCGCTTAATATCATCGACCACTTGATCTTCAATCCTATTCCCCAGGTTAAACAATCTAAGCATGCGGCCTTCAAAGCTAGAGTTAAGGCAGTGCCTAAAGCTTAACCATAGCTTGCGCTCATCGTCATCACCCACCCCACTCATACCAAAATGCCCTCGGTATCGAGTCTCTAACTCTACAATCTTCTCATCGATCTGTTCAAAAATTTGCGTTGATAACATTCCAGTATTTCCCCTCTTTTCTAACTACGATGTCTTGAATCAAATCAAATGCACCATTGTTTATTTCATCTACCGCATCTTCTATGGTATTAGGGCACGATAATTTATTGCTTAATTTTCCCCACTTCATCTCAGCAGCAAGACCTGCTTTTCCAGACATGCCAATCATAAGAGACATACTGTATGGGTAATAGGTATCGTGCGTCAAAAACTTAACCTTGCAGTACGGATTACCGTTAGCTGAGACCGCAAATTCAGCAGAGATATTACTTACTACTTTGACCTGCTCCTTTGTATCAGCTTCCTGCATCTCATCTGACAGGACATAACCTTCAGCCGCCTCATTGGCCGCGGCTACATCTTTATCAACCAATCCAGTTCCTTCAGCCTGTGCAGGTTCTTCTTCAACCTTACTTGGCCTAGGCTCACCACACTCAAAACAAATCTTTTCATCCCAGTCATTCACACCCAGGCAGGAGTCACATATCCAAACCTTGTCATCAGTTTCATCTCTATTATTCTTTGGCTTGGCTCGATCGATACAGCCATGACGCTTCATGTTCTCACCGTAATCCAGAAGTAGACAGTCTTGCTTGTCTCCCCAGGTACGCATGCCACGCCCACATATCTGAACATACAGCCCCAAAGATTTAGTAGGGCGTAATACGGCGATACAATCTGTGCGAGGAGCGTCCCATCCTTCAGTAAGCACGGCTACATTACACAAAGCATTGATCTCTCCTGACTCAAAATCCTTGAGTATTTGTACTCTTTCTTTGTTTGGAGTCTCGGCTGTAATCGCAGCGGCCTTGATACCGCTTTTCTTTAGATACATGCACATCTTGTATGCATGAGCGACAGTGACACAAAAGAATACTGAACTGGTCCTTCCTTTACTGAANGCTTTGTCNATCCAGTCATCAATGATCTGGACTATGGTGCTATCCTCCATAGCAATCACCTCGAGGTCTGCCTCTCGGTAGTCACCGCCTTTGAATTTTACTCGAGCAGTGGATGCATCGATGATGGCGCTGTCTGCTACTGCAAACGCAGATAACCTACATAAATAATTCTGCTCAATGAGATCTGGAATGGTAACCTGGTGAGCAACACCACCGAAGTAGTATTCATCATCCATACCATAGATCATTCCTTGGCCCATGCGGTAAGGAGTTGCAGTCACACCCATTACATAAGGATCACCAATCTCTTGCAGATGGCTAAGTATCTTTCGATACCTGCTGTTTTTATCTGGACCTACATGGTGGGCCTCATCAACTACAACCAAATCAAATGGTTCGCATGTATGTAGCCGTTTCTTTGAAGCCAGTGTATCTCTGCTGGCAATCACAATAGGCGCTGTTGCATCAAACTTTTTTAGACCAGCAGCCATAATACTGTAAGGAGCGCATGGCCAGACACTAAGTAATTTGTCTCGGGCCTGACTAATCAATTCTTGACGATGAGCCAGTATCAAAAATCTTTTATTAGGATTCATCTTAAATAATTTTTGAATCAGAGTAGCAAAGACTACGGTCTTACCTGATCCAGTTGGCAATACAAGTAATGGCGGAGAAGTTTGTGTTCCAAACCAATGCTTGATGCCATCAATGGACTGTTCTTGGTACTCTCTTAGCTTCATTTATCTCTTCCTTAGCAAGCTTTGTATAAACATCGTGCCAGTAATCAATCGCCCAAAGGCTAAGATTTGGTCGTTGTATAATCTTTAATACCGCTTCCATCTTTCTTTTATAGTTCATATTTTTTCTCAACAATCTTTACAATATTTTCAGGTAGGATGCGGCCGACAAAATAATCGACCACACCCTGGTTAGCATCAAAAAAACTCTGCCGAAATTCTTTTGAGCCAACCCTGAAAACAACTATTACTTCGACCATGAAGCATTGAATTGAGCGTTGCCAGCAGCGATATTAGGTTGCTCCGTAGGTTGCCCAGGCTGCATGTCTTGCTGCATAGGCTGCTGTACTTGCTGTTGAACAGGTTGCTGAACTTGCTGTTGAACTTGCTGTTGAACAGGCTGTTGAACCGGAGCCGCTTGTGGCGTTAAGAAGGTCTTAATCTTTGGCTTGTCTGCGAAGCCATTGTTCCCTTCCTTCATGTGAACATTAGCCTGGAATCTACGATTCATGGCGCTGTTAATCAGAGGCACGTTAAGCTCTTGGTCACCAGACAGTCCGGTTGCAACGATCCAAGACTTGAGTATCCCGTAAGCAACTGGCTGACCTTTGACATAATTGTCCCAAATCTTACGGCCACTGAAGCTAGGTCCAACAATTGTGAACTCTAATACGAGCATCTCACTTCCTTTAGAGGAGAGTTTCTCTGTATATCCACTAGCTTCTAAAGTGTATTCGCCCTCTGGGATTGGTGAGAAATCACCGCTCGTATCTTCTATTTGTGATAAATTTACTTGTTGATCAAAAAAACTCATGCTGTGGCCTCCTTAGCCAGTGGTTGTTGAGGGCTGCTTTTAGCTGAAAGCGCGTTGGTGTAATGCGTGTAGAAAGAATTCCAATTGAAATCAATTTTATCTGGTAACTCAATACGCGACTTAGCGTCATAAGCAGCAGCAAACTTTGTGAAGAGTGCTCGGTTACCGAATGAGACTGCTCTCGTTTTGTTTGTCCCTTCCTTGACCGTATTGATCTCGTAAGAAGCAAAAAAATTAAAATCAACCCAATCTTTAATCACAGCGTTAACACCTTTAGGGCAACGCATAGTCCACCTGTCGTATGGTTCACGCTCTGGATCATTGAATGTCTTCTCCTGTACATGAGACAGAAGAATCACATTGATCCCTTTGCGAATACAAGCATCAAATCCATTAAGCAAATGAATCCAATACTCTTTCTCAGCGGTAAAGCCTTTACCAAACCCTGGTGTCTCTATGCTTTTCCAACCGTTCTCCGCGCAAGCATGTTGCTGGCAGAGGGTTGAAGCTTTATCCGTAGTGTCCAAGACAACAGTCTTATAGCTATGTTCTTCGTTAGCCACAACCTCTACGCAATCTAGGATTTCATTCCATGTGTTGCATAGTGGGAACCTTGGCACATCGATAAACGACAAGCCGTCTTCTGCCTGGATAAATATAGGTGCTTCTGCACCAGCGCCGAAGGTGCTCTTGCCAGAGCCATCAGTGCCTTGGATATTCATCCTTACTACAGGCACAGAGATTTGATCTCGGTTTTCAACCTGATTCAATAGGGACATTAGTCCTCCTTATTAGTTTTACTTTTAGACCTTGCCACAGTTTTTTTACCAAACGCAACTGACCTAGCTCGGTTAAACTTAAAAGCCATCGTTGGGTTTTCAATTGCCCAAGACTTCCAAGCCGAGTTATCAACCTTGTATGACGTTAATTGTGTGACAAATGGAGGCCAGTCAGCCCGAGGAATGGATTCAAGTATCAAATCAAGATCAGCTTGATCCCATTCAACTTTTTTGGGAATAGAATAAGTGAGGCCGTCCGAAGTTTTTGAACCACCCGTATTGGACAAAGGGTTCAAATAAGTTGAGGCATGCTTTGTTTGAAGAATTTTATTCTTTAAACTAGCAATCGTATCCTCAATAACTACTTTACTTTTTTCAGCTTCCGATAACTGCGAAACCAAAGACTCGATTTCTTCGATCATATTAGACTCCTTTACTAACCATCTACCAACCATCCACAACCAGATTCTGGACTATACAAATAATATGTCAACCCCTTACAAGAAAAAATTTACAGTTACAATATTTGTATGATAGGCTTCTGGATGTTAAGAAAAAGGAATGTTGATGTCTAATGAGTTAAAAATAAAGGCAGCACAAGGATGAATAAGATGACGTTAGCAGATTGGATATGGGGGTTAGGTGATGATGAGGTAGCCAGGAGAACAGGCAAGCCTCGAGGATCTATTAGTCAG